GGTTAAAAATGCAATTCTTGATGATATATTTATTCCTAACAGGTTGTTACATTTAACCAAATGGGCGTCGAAATTAAAAACAGATAGCTCGTTTACTAGTAGTATCGATGAAGACATTATAATGTCAATAATGCTGTTAAAAGATGTTGATGACAGCTGGAAAATATTATTACTACTTGGAATTGGTGTATTTACCGAACATAAAAGTAGTGCATATACTGAAATAATGAAAAAACTTGCAGACCAACAAAAATTGTATTTAATTATTGCCGATAGCGACTATATCTATGGCACAAATTACCAGTTTTGTCACGGTTATTTGAGTAAAGATTTGGGACTAACCCAAGATAAAATTATTCAAGCATTGGGCCGTATTGGTCGCAATAACATTCAACAGGAATATAGCGCGCGTTTTAGAGATGATAACCAAGTAACTACATTATTTACTAGAATTGCGTCTGAGGACAAACCGGAAGTAATTAATATGAACCAACTGTTTAATTGTAAAAATGTTAAGTGGAATGGAACTAACTATGAAGAGTTGCCTGACGAGGAATCTAAAGAAGAAGGGTGTAATTTAGATGATGAAGATGAATGCATTTTGGATGATGAAAATAATGATAATGATAATGATAATGATAATGATAATGATAATGATAACTAATATTAATTATATATACACCGCCGAACATTTTACACCCTCGCACATTTAAAACGGCACAAAATACAACTACATTTATTCTATTTATTACATAATTTTTATTCAAATAAATAGAATTTTATTAATCGGTATTATTTAGGAAAAACACTTTTGGGTATTTTTAGTTAAAACAATATAGAAATAAAATATTTATATACTATATAACTAAAATGGGTAAATATAGTTGCGAAAAATGTGCTAAATCCTTTTCTCAAAAATCACACTACGACAAACACATTAGTCGTAAAAACCCTTGCGAAATTCAAACAGACAAAATCAAGGCGTTAATAGATAAAGCAGTAGATGAAAAATTGATTGAATTGAATATAAAATTGAAACTAAATAATACTGAAAGTAATATTACAATAAACATAACAGAACAAATGGATATTTTAAAAATGAGTAAAATTGACTTATTAGAGAAGTGTAAAGAATTGGGTATTACAAAGTGTAGTTCAAAAAATAAACCACAATTAATAGAACTGATTAACTCCAAAAATAAAACAAGTAATACTGAAGAATATAAGAATATTTTAATAAGCGAAGATGTTATTAATGAACTCTCACCATCTCTTATTGAACCTATAACCGAAACATTAAATGTAATTGACTTATTTTGTGGGTGTGGAGGAATGTCAAAAGGTTTAACCGACGCAGGATTAAATATAATTGCAGGAATAGACATTTGGGATAAAGCAGTTGAAAGTTATAATAAAAATTTTGAACATAAAGCATATTGTGAAGATTTAACAAAGTTGCCTCCTGAAAAATTTAACGAATTATACAATAAAGAAAATAAAAACATAGATATTTTGGTTGGAGGACCGCCGTGTCAATCATTCAGTATTGCTGGAAAAAGAGATAAAAACGACCCAAGAAATGCTTTATTTATGGAATATGTTAAATATCTTGATTATTTTAAACCCAAAGCGTTTATTATGGAAAATGTAATTGGTATGCTTTCAAAAAAAACATCAAATGGTGAAAAGGTAATTGATATTATAATGGAACAATTGAATAGAAACTATAATTGTATAATTAATAAGTTATACGCAAGTGATTTTGAAGTTCCACAAAATAGAAGACGCACTATAATTATAGGAATTAGAAAAGATTTAAATATTATACCAAAAGAACCTGAACCAATTATACCATCAGTAAAAGACAGAATACCTGTTAAAAATATTTTAATACCAAGAAATGATATAGATAAAAAATATTATTTAAGTGAAAAAGCATTAGCAGGAATAGCAAATAAAAAGGGAGTAAATAAAGAAAAGGGGTTTGGTTTTGGAGCACAAATGTTAGACTTTGAAAAACCTTCATATACTATTCCTGCGAGATATTGGAAAGATGGTTATGATGCTTTAGTTAGATATAACGAAACCGAAATTAGAAGATTAACTATAACGGAACTAAAACGAATACAAAGTTTTCCTGATAATTATATAATAGATGGTTCAAATAAAGATATTATTATGCAGATAGGAAACGCAGTTGCTTGTAGATTTGCCTATCATCTTGGTAAGTATATAATTAATACTCTTCGGTGATTAATTCGTTCCAAAAACACGATCCTCTAAATTGTGAATAATTACGACTATTTCCATCATACATTCCACTATCAAATATAACCTTTTTATTTTTGATACATTCAATAAAATACTCAAAATTAAATGATTTTCCAAAACAAATTTTTTCATATTTATTGCTTATTTTTTTACACATAAAGAACCCTTTTTTATTAAATTTGTTATCAATATGTGGTTTCATTTTTGATGATTTCCATAAAGCAATTACAATATTATCATTTTGTAAGAATGTAGGAAAATCGTTTTTTATACTTCGTGTATCTTTTGAAAATGAATAATATGCAACTATGTCATTATTTTCGGTTATTGATAGCATTTGTCCGTTGGAATTCCAACTACCATATATTGGAACACAACTTCCAGACCAAGAACATCTGTTATTTTTAATTGGATTTGGATTTCCAAATGTCCTAATAAAATTAGTTCTATCAATTTTCTCTTCATCCGTCCAATTATTAATCTCATTTATGCTATCCCTTTTTTTTGAAAACGCATATTCACTTGCACTAAAATCTCCAAGTGTAATTTTATTTGAAGACTTTTTCATTTCATATCCATTAATATCAGGTTCGTTTTTTGCGTTATGTTTTATACCCATTTTTGTTTCTAACCAATGACCTTCTCTTCCATCGTGATTTATATTTTGTCCTTCTAAACATATTTCACGCCCTTTAACATTATTATTAAATAGTGTTATTATTTGTTGTTTATCAATATCTATTGTGGGTTCAATTTCGTTCATCGTTGTAGTTTAAGTATTGTAATATATTTATTATTGAATAAAAATAAATCAATTTTTTATTCAATTTTATACATCTTTATATAGTTTTAGTTTATGTTTTCGTGTTGATGGTTTTCTTGCATATTTTGTTTTTTTAGTTGTTCCATAAGCATATTCAAAATAATTTTTATAATTTTCTGGTTTTACTTTTTCTATTGATGTATCCACATTTTTTGCTAATTCTTCAAAACTATATACATTTCTTTTCTTTTTTATGTAGGTTTTTATTTGGTTAAAATAATTTTCTATTGGTGAATTCGTCATAGGTGTATATGGAATGGAAAATAAATATTTATTACCGCTTTTTGTAATTGCGTCTTTTACCATTTGGTTATTATGACTTTTAGCATTATCTAAAATTATAAGATGGTCTTTGTATTTGGGAAATATTTGTGTTTCTAAAAACTCAACCATTCTTTCTTGGGTAGTTCCTCCTTTTTCATAAAATATTTTTCCAACACATTTTTTATTATTGATTGCTACTAATAATGTAAAACTGCGAAATACAAAATTATTATTTGTTTTTATTACACAACGCTTACCAATATAACATCTACTATATGCTGGTTTCAAATGCGAACCAACCGAAGTTTCATCTAAACATATTATTTTATCAATTGGATATTTACTAACTTCTTTATAAAAATCATTCATTTCATTTTCTTTATTTGTAGGTTTCTTGTATCTTTCTTTTGGAAAATGTTGGTGTCTTGTTCTTTTTCTGGTTCTATTATTAGCACGAACAACTCTACCTAAATGTTGTCTTGTAATATCAAAATCTTTGTATTTATTTTTCATTTCAAATAATAATTCGTCCATAGTAAGTTGTTCGTTTTTATCTATCATACTTAACGCAGTTTTAACTTGTTCTTTTTTGACTTTATATGATATTGGTTTTCTATTACGACGAGTAAGATTTTTATTGTTTTGGTAATTATGAACCCATACCTTTAGAGTAGTTTTCTTACAATTAAAAATTTTACAAACTTTATCCATACTTTCATTATTATTCAAATAATATTGAACTGCTGAAGTTTTATAATCAATTCCCTTATGTTTCATATAATAAATTTAGAAAATAACACTCATATTTTGTGCCGTTTTAAATGTGCGAGGGTGTAAATGGAACAAAAAGTTTTTTATCATATTATTCTATGATATGAAGCAAAAGGGTGATGAATATAAACTTACTGCGGTAAATTACTATATGAATAATGATGATACTATGGATAACACTTGTAATATTTTTAATTGTAAAAAACCGTCTTTACATAGATGGATTAAGCAGTATAAAACTCAAAAAAATATAATTAGAAAACCGAGAAGAGCAGTATCGTACAAAATCAAAAAAGAACAAGTTAAAACCGCATTAAATATGATTGATAATAACGAGCAACTTACGATGGAAGAATTGTTATTCAATATGAAGCAAAAATATGATGATTTGGAAGTTCTTTTTTAGAACAGAGAAGAAGTTGTTTCGTAAAACGGATTATTCGTTTCATCATATGATTTCTACTGATGGAGTTGGTGTTAGCGTATTGTTGTTGCGTAAGGATTTGGTTGGTAAGAAACTGCCGATGAGTAAAAAATCAGGAACAAAAGAAATGTATATTGATGAATTGAGCGATACAACTCATTTACAAAATAATAAAATTATTGGGATTGATGCTGGGAAATGTGATTTAATTTATTGCGTCGATGGTTCAACCAAAGATGCTGCTACTTTTCGTTATTCGCAAGACCAATGACGCAAAGAAACCAAACTAAAAAAATACAATAATATCATTCTTGCTATGAAAACTAATAAGATACACGATAAAACAGTTATAGAATATGAAACCGAATTGTCTCATTACAACAGGAAAACACTTGATATTACACAGTTCAAGGAATATTTACAAGCGAAAAATCGTATCAATCACACGCTATTTGGATTTTACAGGAAAGAATTGTTTCGTAAATTAAAGTTTGGTAGGCATATCAATACGAAACGCAACGAGCAAAAGATGATAAACCAGTTTAAGAAAACATTTGGAAACCCTAACGAAGTTGTGATTTGTATAGGAGATTGGGAACAACGGAAGCAAATGAAATACAAAGAACCCACATTGGGAAAGGGAATGCGAACCCTGTTTCGTAAGAATAATTACCAAGTGTTTTTGGTAGATGAGTTTAGAACCAGTTGTAAGTGTTCTAATTGTGATGGTGGAGTATGTGAGAAGTTTAGGGTGAGGAAGCACCCGAATAAAAAGAAGGATGAATTACGGTTAATTCACGGACTACTACGCTGTAAGAGCGGTTGTGGGTTGTGGAACAGAGACCGCAATGGTTCATCGAACATCTACAAGATAGCAAAGAATGCGATAGATAAATTAGAGCGTCCAAGTTATTTATGTAGGGAAACGAAAAGTAATCAAGCACTTAAACCGAGTTGCTATAAACAAACTTTACAAGGGAACGAAAAGTCCCAACTTTGTTTTTTTTTGAGTGGATTTTGTTCCATTTAAAAAGTTCAAAGGTGTAAACTACAAGTATTTTGCATTCGTTCAATTAATTCATCAATTCCTTTGTTAAAATCAGTATCAATCGTCCAACCCAAATCTTTAACCTTTTGGTTGCTAATATAGTATCGTTTATCGTTAAACGGGCGATCTTCAATATAACGAATCCATTTATCGTAAACGGATGTTTTCTTAATTTTTTCAATTAATAATTGAGCTACTTCTGTAACAGTATATTCTTGATTATCATCGCTTCCAATATTATAAATTTCTCCAATTTGTCCCTTTTCTAAAATTAATTGTAAAGCAGAACAAACGTCAGTAACATGTAAAAATGCTCTAATATTTGAGCCATCGCCCTGAATTGTAACTTGTTTTTCTTGTAATAATTGTTGAATAAATCTTGGAATAAGTTTTTCAGGATATTGATTTGGACCATAAACATTGTTTCCGCGTGTAATTATAATTGGCATTTTAAATGAATGATAATATGATTTTGCAATTAATTCCGCTGCCGCTTTAGTTGCTGCATATGGGTTGGTAGGACATAGTACTGAACCTTCGTGTTTTTTTTCTTCGTTTTCAGTTATCATAGACTCACCATATACTTCATCGGTTGAAATATGAATAAATTTTTCAATATTTCCATACTTACGACACGCTTCTAACAATGTATGTGTCCCAACAACATTATCTGTTGTATATTGTAAAGCATTATCAAATGAGTTTTGGACGTGTGTTTGTGCCGCAAAATGAATTACTGTATTTATTTTATAAATAGCTAAAATGTTTGAAATTAAATCATAAGAGCATAAATTGCCTTTTATTAAGTGATAACGGTTCGAATGCCTAACTTCTAAAACTATATTTTCTTCTTTAGCACAATAATACATTGCATCTAAATTAATTATATTTACTTCTGGATTTTTATCTAAATAAAAGTTTACAAAATTTGAACCAATAAAACCACAACAACCAGTAACTAACAAGTTCATAATAAAATACTATATATCTTTTTATATATTTATAACGCTTAAATATTTATTATAAAAGGTGTAATAAAACTATAGTTAATATTATTGTTAGTTTATACAATATTAATATTCTTTTATAATACACTTTCACCGTCATATTTTTCTTTAATTTTATTATTTAAAATTTCAACTTGGTCCAATAAATCATAATCTTTTGGCAATACCATTTTTACATTTAATCGTTTGCCATCAATTCTTTTGTCGAACACTAAATGTGGTTTTTCTCTCACAATAACTAAAGATACATATTTTGGAAGAATTGGTTCATTTTTTTCTGGATAAATATCATTTTCTAAATCATCAAT